GCTCCAGGAGGTCATGCAGGACTGTTGTGAGCAGTACAGCGTGCCCTATGCCCTGGCGCTGGCAATGGCAGAGGTAGAAAGCCATTTTGACCCGGATGCAGTCAGCTCCACGGGTGACTACGGCCTCATGCAGATCAACACCATCAACCATGCCTGGCTGCTGGAAAAAGGCATTGATGTCCAGACCTATGAGGGAAACATAGAGGCGGGCATCTACATAATTTCCGGCTATCTCCAGACCTATGAGGACACGGAAAAGGCCCTCATGGCCTACAACTGCGGCCCCACGGGTGCCCGGAGGCTCTGGGAGGCTGGCACCTACCAGACCAACTACACCCGCAAGGTCATGGCCGCCTATGAATACTGGACCAACCTGCTGGAGGGATGACCCCATGCCATACTACTGGACCTGTCCAGACTGCGGGGCACACCTTGACCCCGGTGAGCCCTGCGACTGTCACGAAACCAACAACGATACCAAGGAGGATTGTACCAATGTTAGAAATGAAAATCAAGATTGAGGCCCCGGACCTGTCCGCCGCCCTGGATAAACTGGCTGAGTCTCTGGGCAAAAGCACCTTTGTGGCTATGCACGGCACGGACAACAAGGTCATCGGCTACACCCCGGAGGTCAATGTCACCACCGACAAAGCGCCTGTTATCGGGCACCCCGCTCCTGTGGCCCCTGTTCCTGCCCCTGCTGTTGCCGCTCCTGCCTCCCTTGTTACCCCGGCCCCCGTGGCCCCGGCGGACCCTACACCGGCCCCCGCTCCGGCTCCTGTGGCCCCTGCGGTGAGTGCTCCTGCATCTACTGTGCCAACTTCGACCACTGCCGCACCCACCCCTGCACCGGCTCCTGTACAAGCGACTGCTGCCCAGACTGCGCCCGCCGCTGCGGTGCCCGTTGCCCCGGCTCCCACCTACACGCTTGACCAGATCAGCAAGGCCGGTGCCGCCCTTGTGGACATGGGCAAGATGGAGCAACTGCTGGCCCTGTTGAGCAAGTACGGCGTGGCGGCTGTCACTCAGCTTGCCCCTGACCAGTACGGCATTTTTGCCACTGAGCTGCGGGCGCTGGGTGCCCAGATTTAAGGAGGTGCCCCATGCCTCCTGAGAAACACGCTTTACTCTCTGCATCCTCAGCCTCCCGCTGGCTGAAATGCACGGCGGCCCCCCGCTTTGAGGAGGGGCTGCCGGAGAACACCAGCAGCTATGCAGAGGAGGGCCGCCTGGCCCACGCCCTGTGTGAGCTCAAGGTGCAAAAGAAATTTTCTGTGATGACATCCCGGACCTACACCACCCGGCTCAACAAGCTCAAGAAAGAGCCCATCTATGACCCGGAAATGGACAAGACCAGTGACCTCTACCTGGAGCACCTGACTGAGCAAGCCATGCTCTATGACACCACCCCCACGGTGGTGCCGGAGGTCCAGGTGGATTTTAGTGAGTATGTGCCGGAGGGCTTTGGCACCTGTGACTGTGTGATGATCGGCGGCGATACCCTCAGCATCACGGACTATAAGCACGGCAAGGGCGTGCCCGTATCTGCCACCGGCAACCCGCAAATGCGGCTCTATGCCCTGGGCGCTCTCAAGCGCTATGCCCCCGTCTTTGGGGACACCATCAAGCGGGTCCGCATGACCATTGACCAGCCCCGCCTTGACAGCTACACCACGGACACCATCACGGTTGAGGAGCTGAGGGCCTGGGGTGAGAGCATCAAGCCCATTGCACAAAAGGCCTTTTCTGGCCTGGGTGAGTTTGTCCCCGGTGACCACTGCCGTTTTTGCCGTGGCAAGGCTCAGTGCCGTGCCCGTGCCGGAGTAAACACCGCCCTGGAGGACTTCAAGGACTGTGTGCCCGCCGCCACTATCCCGGCGGATGCCCTGGTCCCACAGGTGGATAGCTACATCACCCCCCGTGGGGAGGAGGTCCACCCCTACCTCACAGACAAGGAGATCGGTGACCTGCTCATCCGTGGCAAGTATCTGGTCCAGTGGTACAAGGACCTGGAGGAGTACGCCACCAAGGCCCTGCTGGATGGCAAGCCCATTGAGGGCTGGAAACTGGTGGCTGGCCGGAGCAATCGCACCTTTACGGACCAGGACGCTGCCATCCAAGCCGTCATTGCCGCCGGATATGATGAGGCCCTGCTCTATGACCGCAAGCCCAAGACCCTCTCTGAGATTGAGAAGTTGATGGGCAAAGCGGAGTTTGCTGAGAAAATCGGCAGCTTTGTGGTCAAGCCCCTGGGCAAGCCCACCCTGGCCAGCAGCGATGATAAGCGGGAGGCCTACAACCCCGCCGCCTCTGACTTTGCCGGGGTGGTGCCGGGATGACCGACACAATCACTTTTTGCCAAGACACCTGCCAGATCACGCTATACCTGCCAAAGCTCACAGAAATGCCCCTCAAAAACTACCGCAAGGCCCTCAACATCATGCTCTCCGAAAGCTGGAGAAACCAGGAGGCCATCAATGGCCTCACCGCATGGTTTGACCAGGCTGTGGTGGACAGCAAAGCGGCCTGGCACCAGGCCTCTGTGGACTATCAGCGGGAGTGGCGCATCATCGACAAGCCCACCCGGCGGAGAACAAAGGCAGAGGTCCAGGCCGCCGCTAAGGTCAAGCAACATAATGAGGAGCTGACCAGAGCCTGTAAGCGGACCAAGGCCCAGTATGAGCGCTGGGTCAAATACAAAAGCATTTGGGAGGAGGCCCAGCAATGAGCCTTTACTCTGAAATGATACAAGACTACTACTATGAAATTTATGGACAAAGGAGATCAATGACAATGTATCAGAATGACGCTATGAAAGTGCTGACCGGAGAGGTACGCCTGTCCTATGCCAACCTGACCACCCCCAGAGCCGCCCAGCAGGGCGGTGAGCCCAAGTATTCTGTCACCCTGCTCATCCCCAAGAGCGACACCGCCACCAAGGCTGACATTGACGCTGCCATCCAGGCTGCGGCCAATGACGCTGTGAGCAAGGTGTGGAACGGCGTGCGGCCTCCCCAGGTCCGCATCCCCATCTATGACGGTGACGGCGTGCGGCCCTCTGGTGTGCCCTTTGGCTCTGAGTGCCACGGCCATTGGGTCATGACGGCCAGCACCAAGAACAAGCCCCAGGTGGTGGGCATCGACAACATCAACACGGAGCTGTCCCCCGCTGACATTTACAGCGGAATGTATGCCCGTGTGACTGTCCGCTTCTTTGGCTACTCCAACAGCGGAAACAAGGGCGTGGGCTGTGGCCTGGGCAATGTCCTCAAGACCCGTGACGGTGAGGCCCTGGCTGGCTCCGCCTCCGCTGCCTCTGACTTTGCGGGCATCGGTGCCTCCCCCGCCGCTACGCCTAACTATGGGGCTGCGATGCCCGCCACCCCCGGCGCTTATGGTGTGGCCCCTGCCGCTCCTGCTGCCCCCGCTACTGCCGCCCCCTGGGCCACCAACAACGGCATCAACCCCATCACCGGCCAGCCCATGTGATAGGAGGCCACCATGCACCATCTCAGCATTGACCTTGAGACATATTCCAGCGTGCCGATTGCAAAGGCCGGTGCCCAGAAATACATCTCAAGCCCTGACTTTGAAATCCTGCTTTTTGCATACAGCGTGGATGGTGCCCCTGTTGAGATCATCGACCTGGCACGGGGGGAACATCTCCCCCCGTGGCTGGTCCAGGCCATCACCAGCCCGGAATACATCAAGCACGCATACAACGCCCCCTTTGAGTGGGGCTGCCTGTCAAAGTTTATCGGCTACCTGCCGCCGGACCAGTGGCGGTGCACCATGTTCCACGGCCTCTACTGTGGCTATACGGCGGGCCTGGAGGCCACAGGGCGGGCCCTGGGGCTGCCGGAGGACAAGCGCAAGCTGAACACCGGCAAAGCCCTCATCCGCTATTTCTGCGTCCCCTGCGCCCCCTCCAAGGCCAACGGTGGCCGCACCCGCAACTACCCCCACCACGACACGGCCAAGTGGGAGCTGTTCAAAGAATACTGCCGCCAGGATGTGGTCACGGAGATGGAGATTGAGCGGCGGCTGTCCGCTTTCCCTGTGCCTGACTTCGTGCAGAAACAGTGGGAAACAGACCTCACCATCAATGCCCGTGGCGTGGCCGTGGACATGGACTTTGTTTCTGGTGCCCTCTACCTGGGGGACACCGTGAGAAAGAACCTCATGCAGGAGGCCACAGAGCTCTCCAAGCTGGACAACCCCAACAGCGTGGGCCAGCTCACAAAATGGCTGGAGACAGAAATGGGGGAAGAACTCACGGACCTCCGCAAGGACACCGTGGCCCGGCTGCTCAAGCAGGACAACAACAGCCCCACCGTCCGGCGGATGCTGGAGATCAGGCAGGAGCTGGGTAAGACCTCCACAAAGAAATATGATGCCATTGAGGCAGCCGTGTGCCCGGATGGCCGGGTCCGTGGGCTGCTCCAATTTTACGGGGCCAACCGCACCGGGCGCTGGGCCGGGCGGCTGGTACAGGTCCAGAACCTGCCCCGCACCTACACGGAGCCCCTGCCCCTGGCCCGTGATTTGGTCCGGGAGCGCAAGCTGGATGCCCTCCGGGCGGTCTATGGCTCCGTGCCTGACACCCTCAGCCAGCTCATCCGCACCGCTTTCATTGCCCCGGAGGGTCATGTGCTCATAGACGCTGACTTTTCCGCTATTGAGGCCCGTGTCATCTCCTGGCTGGCCGGTGAACAGTGGCGGCTTGAGGTGTTCAGGACCCACGGCAAGATTTATGAGGCCTCTGCCTCTCAAATGTTCGGGGTGCCCATCGAACTCATCAAAAAGGGCAACCCGGAGTATTCCCTCCGGCAAAAGGGCAAGGTGGCAGAGCTGGCCCTGGGCTACCAGGGCAGCACCGGGGCCCTCATCAACATGGGCGCTTTAGATATGGGCATCCCAGAGGAGGACCTGCCGGACATCGTGCAGCGCTGGCGGGAGGCCAACAAGCGCATCCGTGACCTGTGGTATTCAATGGACAGCGCCGCCGTGCAGGTCATCTCCCAGGGCGGCAGCGTGGGCATCAACGGCCTCATGCTGGCCCGTGAGTACGACTACAACCAGGGCACCGACTGCTTTACTATCACCCTCCCCTCTGGCCGCAAGCTCTACTATGTCAACCCCAGCATCGGAGAGAACCAGTGGGGCAACCCCTCCATCGCCTACATGGGCATGGACCAGAAAACCAAGCGCTGGAAACAGATTGAAACCTATGGCGGCAAGCTGGTGGAGAACTGCGTCCAGGCCATTGCCCGTGATGCCCTGGCTGGTGCCATTGAGCGCCTGGAGGCCGCCGGGCTGCCGGTGGTGTTCCATGTGCATGATGAGGTCATCATTGATGTGGCCCCCTTTGCCGATGAGGACACAATGCTCCAGACGGTGGTGGACATCATGCGGGAGCCCATCCCCTGGGCCCCGGACCTGCCCCTCAATGCGGATGGCTGGGTGGGGACATTCTTTAGAAAGGACTGAGCCGCTATGACTTGGACGAAATCCAACAGGGCTGACCCAAAGGCCAGAGCTGTGGCGGACCGACACTACAACCGGCAGAAACCCGGCAGCGCACAGTTTGTGCCTCCTGGGCGGTGCCTGGTCCTGTATGCGGAAAACCAAAGCGGCAAAGCCCTGTGGGTCACCTCCTGGCCCTACGCCCAATATGTAAAACACCAGTGGGCCGGTGCCTGGATGTGCTCCGCTTTCCGTAATGAGGGCGCTGGCATTGCCTCAGACCTCATCCTTGAGGCTGTGGCCGCCACCAGAGCCTATTTTGGAGAGCCACCAGAGCTGGGCATGGTAACCTTTATTGATCGCAAAAAAGTCAAGCCCACAATGGTGCACGGTGTACCTACATGGGGCCGCACCTATGCGCTGGCCGGTTTTCGGTATGTGGGTGAGACAAAGGGCGGCTTGATGGCCATGCAGCTCCTGCCGGAGAATATGCCCGCCCCAGCGGCGGCCCTTGAGCGGAGAAAGGAGGAAATGCTGCCGTGCGTGTAGGGCTTTTGGATGTAGACAGCCACAACTTTCCCAATTTGCCGCTGATGAAAATTTCTGCCTGGCACAAGCAGCAGGGTGACACAGTGGAGTGGTGGGACCCCGCCGGAGGCCAATACAACAAGGTTTATGCCTCAAAGGTTTTCACTGAAAGCCACCTGCCGGACATTCTCAACGCAGACGAATTGCAAGTAGGCGGCTCTGGCATCGACCTTGAAAACAAGCTGCCTTATGAGATCGAACACACCACCCCGGACTATTCCCTATATCCACAATATGACTTTGCACTGGGGTGGCTCACAAGAGGCTGCCCACGCAAGAACCACGGTTTTTGCATCACACCAAAAAAGGATGGGTGCACATCGGTAAAGACTGCGGACCTAAGTGAGTTTTGGACCGGGCAGAAAGAAATTTACATTCTGGACCAAAACCTCCTGGCCTGTAAAGATCGCCTTGACCTGCTGGAACAACTGGCCCAGAGCGGTGCCACTGTGGACTTTGGTGGGGGTACAGATGTGCGCTTTATGTCTGATGAGGTCATTGAGGTCATGCACCGCATCAAAGTGAAAGACTATCATTTTGCATGGGATGACCCTAAAGAGGACCTTTTCCCGCATTTCCTGAGAGTGGCTACCAGCGGGCTTTTTCCGGTGAAAAAAGTGGGCGTGTATGTCCTCACTAATTACTGGTCCACCCACGAGGAGGACTTGCGGCGCATCTACAAACTCCGCTTGCTGGGATACTGCCCCTATGTGATGGTCTATGACAAGCAAAAGTTTGTGGGTAACAAAGGGCGGCTCCTGCCGGATGTCTGGGAACGGTATAGCCAAGAGCAAATATACCACTTCAAGCTCTGCCAGCATCTCCAACGCTGGACAGCAAACAGAGCTTTGTGGGCATCGTGCCCCACGATTGAAACATACCAACCGTACACCAATTTTCTTAAAAAATGGCCTGAAATAAGGGCCTGAAATAAGGGCTAAACACAACAAGGAGGACACCACAGATGAAAGTTATATCCCCCAGTTTTGAATTTCTCACCCAGGTAGATGGCCCTGCCATCATCCAGCACATTGAGCGCTGTGGCCGGGTGTGCTACAAGTCAGATGACAAGATCACCGGCACCTCTGCCGCCACCTTTGTGGGCAACATCATCAAGCGTGGCCATGAGGCTGTGCTGGAGCATGACAGCATCACGGTCAAGTTTATTGTGGACCGGGGTGTGTCCCATGAGATCGTCCGGCACCGGCTGGCCTCCTACTGCCAGGAAAGCACCCGCTACTGCAACTATGTCAAGGATAGCTTTGGCAGTCAGATCACCGTCATCAAGCCCTGCTACCTGTCTGAGAGCTCCGCTGCTTATGCGACCTGGTACAAGGCCTGTGAAACCGCAGAGGATGCCTATTTCTCCCTGCTGGACTGGGGCTGCACCCCACAGGAGGCCCGTGCCGTCCTGCCCAACAGCCTCAAGACTGAGGTGGTGATGACGGCCAACCTCAGAGAGTGGCGGCACTTCTTCAAGCTGCGGACCGCACCGGCAGCGCATCCGCAAATGCGTGAGGTGGCCGTCCCGCTGCTCCGGCAGATGCAGGAAAAGGTGCCCTACATCTTTGCAGACCTGGAGGCCTGACCATGAGCAAATCCACCCGCCGCCTCCTGGACCCGGCCCGTGAGGACTTCGGCACCATTTTGAACTGTGCTGTTCGCTATGCCCTGGGCAGACGGACATATATGCCCGGAACAGTGATGGACTTTATCACGCCTCTGCTGCCGGAGATTGACAATAAGACACTCTATGTGCTGGACCAGGACATCACCGATGCCCGATATACCGGCGGTTATGGGGACCCCCGCATTGATGAGCCTGAATGGATGAAATTTCTGGCGGCTGTCCAAGCGGAGGAAAAGCGCCGGGGCATCGAACTTTATAAAGACTGGAGGAGAAATCTGCATGAAAAGAGCTGAGGTTTTAGAGGCCGCCAAGGTGTGCGTCTGCGGTGAGCGTGAGCACGACTATGGCACCCCGGAGGACAACTTTACCACCATCGGCCTCCTGTGGGGCGTGTATCTGAGGGCCGCCCACCCGGAGGTCAAGCTGGCCATTGATGGCATCAACGCCAAGGATGTGGCCACCATGATGGCCCTGCTCAAGGTGGCCCGCATCGCCACCGGCTCAAGCCCGGACAGCTTTGTGGACCTGGCGGGCTATGCGGCCTGTGCCGGTGAGATCACCACCGGGCAAGACTAATGGCCCAGAACTATGCACCGCCAAACCGGCTGCGGGTGTGCATATTCATGATGGCCCTGCTCAGAGTTTTTCCTGGCCCCATCAAGTGTGACCTGCAAATGTCCGCCATGTTTGACGGGGAAAACAACTCTATGGGCTTTCAAAAAGGCCGGTACTATTCTCTGATCTTCGACTATGACCCGGCAACAGAGTGGATTGTGGTGAGAGCGCCGGAGGGCATCTACTGCCCCTATTCCAGCATTGAGAGCCTGTTTCATAACTGGCTGCCGGTGGCATCCGTTTTGAAATTCCATTACTGACATCCTGCTTTGAGGGGAGAGGAAACGCCATGAGAAAAAAGCGCAAGAACTACCAAAACCGGGAAAAGCCCCGGATGTGTGACCCCGGAATGTGTGACCATTGCCAGTACATAGGTGAGGGTGACTTCATCTGTGACGATGGCCCCGGTGAGCCCGTGATTGTGGTGGAGGACTGGCAGCCCAATGAGAACGCCGGGCGCTGCCGTGTCCCCCGCCGCAAGAAGTGAACCGGGCAGAGCGGCGCAGGGCCGCCAAGGCGGGCCACCCTGTAAAATCTGAGCCCACCATCAACATTAAGCTCTCCGACCTGGGCAAGATGACCCCCACCCAGCAAACTGCCATGATGCACGAAATAAACCAGCAGTGTTTACAGGCGGATGAGCGGCTTTCCCTTGACCTGGACACTATGGTCCTCTGGACCTTGTACCGCTGCTATGGGTGGGGCCCCAAGCGTCTGCACAACTTCTATCTGGAGATGGCCGCAGAGCACCGGCGTATGCGGGAGTATTACCAGATGGATGACCTTTACCCTGAGCGCTACAAGCTCATGGAAAAGGGCATTGACATTGAGGCCTGGCAAAAAGAAATCACATAGGAGGAGCACACCCATGCAGAAAAATCCAACTAAAAACGCTGAGGGCTACCAGGACCCCACCGCATACCATGCCCTCAAGCCCATTATACATGATGAGACAGCCCTGGATGGCAAGGTAAATTTTCTCATCAAAGTCCTCAAGTTTATCATCACAGAGAGCGGCTTTGAGCTGCTGGCCCGCATTGAGCTGCGAGACAAAAAGACCGGGAGGTGTTTCAAATGACCCCGGACACCTTTGACATCGTGGGCCAGATCGGCCTCCCCGCCACGCTGGAGCAGCTTGCTGAGGAGTGCACGGAGCTGGCACAGGCAGCACTCAAAATGGCCCGGCTGCACCGTGGAGAGAACCCCACGCCTGTCACTGAGCAGGAGGCCCTTGACCACCTGCTGGAGGAGGCCGGAGATGTCCGCCTCTGCTTGAGCGTCCTGGAGGATGCCCTGGGCGGGCTTGACACCTCCCTGGCAGAGGCGGCAAAGCTCCGGCGCTGGCATGAGCGCCTGAAAGTTTCAACATAAAGAGGGTGGTATCCATGCAATTTGACCGCAAGATCACAATATCCGCTGGCAACAACCGGCGGGCAATGAACTGGACCGCCCAGACCA